CTAATAAGTTAGTTTAGCGTTGGATGTCGGGTCCAATATTAGGGTAGTTTAGTAACTAAGGTCGTGCTAGTAGGAGCGGCACGTTCCAATTTGAGATTTGCTCACAAATCACATTAAGAGTAATGGAGCTGTGTAGGGCAAGGTTTTGAGGCCTTGTTCAAACCCAGCTTTAACAATGGACTTGGTTGCAGACCAAGCGCCTGACAACGCAAGTTTGGAAACTTGGTTGATGCCAGACATTAACTTGGTAGACCAAGTACTGCTCATATCATCAAGGTATTTGACTGCCGACTGAGTCTTCGGAATAGTATTAACAACACGTGGTGTGGCGTGAGTGAGACCGGAGACCGGTTCAGGACGCCATTCGATGTTCTTAATGAATTCAAAGGTCAGGTTGGCAGCTTGTCCAGAGGGGATTGCTAGTCCTCTCCAGGCAAAGCCGAATACGTTGGGTCCTTGTGACTTTCCTTCGTTTGAGAGGGTCGTGATGCCTCCGTTTGAATCGCTGACCTGGAAAGGGGTCGAGCGATCATTTCGGAATACATGTGACGTCTCGTCAGGTCTCGAAATCACTTCTGCTGTGTCAGATCCAAATCGGCCAGTCTGAGTGGCTTGTTGGAATAATTGATTGACAGAAGCGGCTTCGTTATTACCAGCACCATAGATAATGGATGATAGTGGTAAGTCCTGAATGAAGGCAAGTTCGCCTGAAGCATTCACCAATTGGCCTGTATACTTCATCTTGATACAAGCTGACAGAGTTCTGGCATCTTGGACAATGTCCCCAGATATCAGCACTGCAGCAGGATCAGTTGAAGTAAACGCGCTAGAGAAAGCAGAGGCAGCTACGAAGGTATCCGAAAGAATACCACCGTAGGCCATCTTCGATTCAACATCTACACGTTCGTTGTACGGCTGTTGGTCAGGTTCAGTAGAAGACCAGATGAAAAGATTTCCACATTTGATGTTTGTTGCAGTTCCACGTTCGTTGAAATCCCCGAAATTACAGGAGTAATCGGGAACCCAAAGAACGTAACCACAAGTATCAGCGGTGGCATTGAAAAGCGTCTTTTTGACGCGTGCTAGAAGCCCTTCCGAGGTTCCGTGGAGACCAGGGATGAGGGTGCAGTTGCACGGATCAGCGATCATCGCTGCATATGGAGTAATGGCATTGGCGCGATTATTCCGGTTGCGTCGACGAGGGCGTCTCCGTGGTTGCTTCTTCTGCTTACGCGGTTGACGTTGTCTTTGTCTTTTAGTGGGCATAGTAGGTTTGGAATTTATATGGTGCCGCCTGGGACTAAGCGACCTTAGTTAGTCTTACTTTTAGCGAGGTAGACATTGTGACACTCTCCACAAAATTTACCCACCTCGTTGACTCGAACTCTACAGGGTTTGAGTCCAGCATACCATCCTTTACAATTGTCCCCGCGACGGCAGGGATAGGTCTGGCAGCTGTTTAGTACGTCTGAAAACTTTACGCTCTCGGTCTTCTTTTTCTTCTTCTCTTTCACTAAATTCGATTTTATCCATTGTTGAACTTTACTTTCTGATCCTTGGGCTCCCTTGGGTTTCCGGTGATGTTCAGCCGTGAATGACTTAACAAGTTGTTTGATGTCACCAACGTCCAACTTGATATTGTCTTCCCGTGGCATTTGAACAGGTGGTTCGGAATGTTTGAGATCCATAGATGAGTTAGCTTGTAGTACGACAATGTCAGGAGTGTCTGGTGCGGCTTCGGAAGGTCCCACAATCTCACCGTTGGCCAAATATGGCAAGGCGGTCTTGATCGCTTCGCGCTCATACAGGACTGGACAATCGCGCCAGTCAGTATTTGGGTCGTCACACCATTCAATGAAATCTTCCATTTTGGTAACACTGAACCCCTCATCAATGAAAACTTGGATTTGCCAGTCATAATCGAGATTCATTTCAGTTTGGTAAGACACCTTATTACTGAAATCACTGGAGGCTGTAGTTGCACCACAGCTATCGTCGATTGTTCTGGCAGCCCACTGTCTTTCACGAGTGAGTTCGCACTTGGCACCGGTCGAGGCTTGTTTGATCCAGGCCCGGGCTTGTACAGATGTTTGCCGAATTATTTTCCGCATCCAGCTAGAAAGTAGGTAAGTGCTATGGTCATTTGTCATGACAGAAACGGCCTTGGTGTAAGCCAATACATAAGCAGGTACTTTCGTTGCTAGACGGGAAACATGGAATTTGGATATGAGCCGTAGGGGACATGCGATATTGTCAGGTGATCCCATCCAAACAGCAGGTGAGTACTGTCTGGAAAGGTAATCGATTGTCTGACCGCGTAAACGTGTCGCGAACTTGAGGACAAAACCCCAAGACTTGGCGACATTTACAGCTGTGTCAGGATTGACATTTCGTTGAATTGAATCATCCCCAGCGGCTAGTCCGAGATTATCATAGGCTCCGGCGGGTTGGAGGTCCTCTCTTGCACAGCAGAATTGAATGAAAGCATTCCTTGCTGTGTTAAGACAAGAGGTATAAGGATCGCCAGAGGCTTGTGAGTCGCCTTGTTCATATTTTTCACCCCAACCAGCATTGACATAATTACCGTATGTCAAAGAATACCACTCATCGATGAATTCGTGGTCTGCTGTGTCGAAGTTTGAATGTAAAAAGGCTAAATCGAAAGTTCTTACCAAATGATTGACAGTTCCATCCATGCGGGAATAGTCGCCTAGACCAATGGTCTTTGTTCTAGGGTCAGAAACATAAAGTGCTACAGCTCTTGCGATAGCTGCCGGCATCATGCCAAATGAATACCACTTGGTTTTCTTCATGTTCTCTGCTAAGGGATAGGATATTCTCGAATTCTCGAGACGTACCTTGTCAGGCATGGGTGTAATATTTCTAGGGTCTCCAGGTTTAGTACTAGCCTCTTGTTTTTGAAAAGACTTTGTTAGTTTACCTACGGTAAGTGTGATTTTGAGCCAGACCCAGGGAAGGATATCCATCGCTTGTTCGTTGGATATTCTCTGGATAGGCCGGGTCTGCCGCAATAGGACTTCATCATATGACGTGATTCGTGTTGGGTCAACCTCCTTCCTGTACTCGACAAGAAACTCAGTAATAAGTTTTTGTTGTTTTCGAGTAATTGTAGGTAGGGTTGGCTTGACATCTGTCACGCGAGTTTTGATGGAGTGTGCGGTGTTTCCCTTACACTTGATAGGTATATGTGTTAAACCTCTGGTGCAACCGTCGAAATACTGGTCTGTTGCTGGTTTTTCGTCAACAGTACAGTCATAATCTTCTGGTTTGTAAGTGTAGTGAGTAGTTGAAGGGGGCCTGACGTAATCAAGGCCCTTTCGATGGTTCACAACATACGTGACAGCTAAGATGGCTAATGAGACCTCGAGGGGATCCCATTTCTTTGTGCCACCATATAACTGGTTGAATTGTGCCGCATTGATCTTCGTTTTTCTGTCGGTGTTCCACGTTTTGATAACACTGTAAGCTTTCTCATCGATGCTTGCTGTTTTATGTGTACCAGCAAGAGTGTATGAGTAAACAATCTCATTGTCTGAATTGACATGAGAAAATGCGTACATTTTGTTACCTTTTGGTGATAAGAGGGATACTGGTATATCTATAATTTCAGGTTCCAGTCTTCTTGGGAGATACTTTTGTATCTCCCGAGCCATCCAAAGGGTTTTGATGAGACCGAACTTTGCAGTGGGTTTGAGAACCCAGATAGTTCGGTTTTCACCACAGGGGATGTGGAAGCATTGATGCATTCCAGACTGTAGTTGAAAGAATTTGAAAGCCCCAGTGATGAACAAAAACGTACCAATACCGGTCAAAATCGACAAGTAGAGGAAGGTGTTTGATTCCACGGGGCAATCAATTAGTTGTGGTCTGAGGATGGATCGGTGTTTGAAAACCAAATACGGAATCCCCGAGAGTGAACTAAAAGGTATAGAGATGGATCCAGTAGTACTACTAGCAACTATAAGGTCTGAGAAGCTGGTAGTAGAATAACTGACAGATGGGTAAAACAAGTCAATCCATTGATAGCAGAGTCGATAGGGACCGAAAGACATGAATTGATAGTCTACGGTCATGTTCTCTGATAAGTACGTGAATGACAAGACGACAGCTACAAGGGCTGTAAGTGTCGCGAAGAAATAATGATAGCGGTCCAAGTCACCAAATGTGTAACTCGACACAAATTCTCTTGTGGAGTCCCAAAGGGCGTCTTCGTACGTTGCTTCATCAGGTAAAAGCGTTTCCCATTTCCTTGTCTCGTGATTGTAGGCTATGGAAGCCTCGTCAGATTTGAAAGCACCAGCTGTTGGCTTGAGAGTATAGCTAAAGAGGTTGGCCCCAACCAGTGTTGATAAACACAGCAGTTCTTGCAATTGTGCGGAACTATAGTGGTCGAGGTCATCAATAGCCATAATATCATGGTCAGTGGTAGGTGTGGAATCTGAAGTTGCCGTGTAATAATTATGATCTTTCATGGTTCGGAGTTGGCGGTTGCCTTTGGTACCCTTGCGGATATCCGAACTAGAGAGATTGACCGCGAAAGGTTCTTTTCCACGGTGATAAATATTAGTGACAATCCAATGACGGGCTGCGGTTCTTCTTTGGGCTGCGTAACGGTGAGGGTTCGAATCAACAACAGCGTGGCCCCGCAGGCTGAAAGGTTGTCTAGCACAATTATCTCTAAATCGTGAGGCAACATCCTTTCGGGCGACACTGGGTGTGTTGATGAAGCACCGGTATAAGTAAGAAGTAGCAGCTGGGATCAGCTTAGCAATTAGTATAGCGGATAGGAGTATTCCGAAGGTGCAAGTAAGGTACACCGTATAATAGTTTGTCTCGACAGACAATGGAAGACTCATAG